ATTTGAGTAGTTCTTGTGCGGATGCGTCCATTGTCACCGATGTGGCCTAATAATCCACACCTACAAAATAACACGCATAGTCGGTTAAGCGCCTATATTTATGACTTATGTCCACCGGGCAATGACGCCAATCACGGAATGATATATCATCCATGCGAGGCAGACCATGCAGGCAAGGCGTATCACGTTGTCCATGAATGGGTCTTTTGCCGGGTCTTTCTCCATCCAGCACGTCAGGATGGACTTAATCATGCTCACCGCCGCTACCCCTTCCCAAGCCGCCAAAGTATTGTGGCCTGCGCTTGGCAGTTTCAAATGTAGCCAGCGTGATGAAAATCCCAGCCAGCAGAAGCGCGTGAACAAGCGCGCTGATGCCAAACACCACCACCGAACCAACCGACATTGAGAATATTATGCACCACATCCACGCAAGGATTTGCATGACAAGGTGGCGGGTGTTCGTGTCAGGGATGTGCCTCAACGGATTGAGGTTGCTATCCATGATGCCATGCCAAGTTCTAGATATAAAGCCCGTCACCTGTCGTCACCCGAACCGGACAGAGTACCGTTCTGCTTGCGAAGCCGCAGCTTCTCCACGTTGGCTATGGCAACGGACTCAAGGCGCAGGTCAAGGTCGGACGCAATCTGAGCGATATACCAAAGGACATCGCCCAGTTCTTTGCGGATGTTCATCCGGTCAAACTCGTCGAACTCCCCGCCCTTGTCGCGGATGACCTTCTTGACCTTCTCTGCAACCTCTCCGCACTCACCGCACAGGCCAAGGGCCGGGTACAGGATGGATTGCTCACGCGGGTAGATAGCTGTCTCGCGAGCCTTCTGCTGATATTCCTGAAAGTCCATGACTAGCCCTCCGTTGACCAGTGGTCATGGAGGCGGTCAGTCAAGTCTTTCAAGGACTCCAACTTCTCCAGCTTCTCCAACTCGCCGATGACAGTCTCGACAATATCCCCATGCTCGCCAATGCCCACGGGGTTGTCGCAAATCATCATAATGTTTTTGATGTGGACACGGGCGTCAGCTTCCATCTTCGCACCGATGACCTCCATCATCTCGGTCTTGTTACTCATGCGGTCCTCCTACACCAAAAGCTCTGGCAATGCTATTAGCACAGCCTTGGAAAGATTGCTATCACCTCCAAGTGTGATGCGCCCTTCTTTGATTTTCTCTCTCGCCTTCTCCTTCAAGACCGCAAGCGGTAGAAGGACACATCTCAGGTCAAGCTCATTCGGCCCGTATATGAAGACCCAGTAGATGGCTTCAGATGTCGAGATGCCGGAAGGCTTTCCCCTACACTCGAACTCGACAAACACATTGCCGGTAGTGTGTGCCTTGAAGTCTCGTTTGACCTCAATGCAATCCCCCGTCAACAAACCGCCGAACCATTTCTCCGCGTCTTGTCCACGCTTCAAGTCCCATCGGAAGTCGGAATTGTACTCCATTACTCGTCATACGCCTCTTGTAGCCATTGCAAGTAAACGATTGCTTTCTCAACATCCTGCTTCCCATTCTTGTATGGATGACGCCAGACGTACTTCAACGCGTTGCCGGTGCAGTAATTGCGAAAACCCTCCGGGCCAAGGGCGGCTCGGATAGCGTCGATGCACTCTATGCCTGACTGATTATAATGTGATGGGTGGTTGACCAAATCATCCGAAGAAGTTTCGGGCTGCGACCTCGTCAACTTGCTCTTGGCTTCTTCTTCTTCGAGCTTCATCCGGGTCTTCATGTACTCTTCGTGACGCATACTGTTCCCGGTATTTGACATGACAATCTTCCCCCCATCTACCACCGTGGTGGACGAAGTCTCCCGTCGCGAGCGCGACCCAGTCGTTATCACGGGCTTGGAACCGTCCTCCGCAACCCGCGCATGTAAGCCACTGGGTGGCTGTGCTAACCGTCGGGTCATTCTTACGAGTCCTGCGCCTGTTCCGTGATGGAGTCACCTCTATTTCCCCTTACAGCCGTCTCTGCCCCCATCAAGAACAGGAACCAAGCCACTTCATCCTCTGGAATGTCAAAGGCCGCTAGGTTTGCCACCGCAGCCTTGAACCATTCCACCATCTTTTCCTCATGGAAGTCGATTTCGCCTTGTTCGTCTTCCCATATAAGCCGCTGAATAGGACCGCCCTCCGAGTTGGGTGGAAGGAAACTCGGAAAGCGGCCCCTTCTCACAGCGCGAATGGTGACCGACATCGCCAATCGACGATTGTACTGTAACCAGCAATAGTTTATTCGTCAATCGGCAAAAATGTATGACATTCAGGCTTGCTTATATTGTCTCATGCGGTACCATAATGTTCGTTTGCAGGTTTTCCTTGCGCACCTGCAAGCGTTTCCTCCCCAACTTGAGGTCGCTCATTGCCGAGCGGCCTCATTTTTTTTGAAATATAGGGTGGGGGTAGGGACTCCTACGGCCTTTTGGGAAAATAAGTGGGGTTACCTATGAGCAAAAGGGCGGCTTTTGTCAGTTTTTGGGGATTATTGGCGTGTAATAGTATGTATACGCGTGTGCGTGCGTGCGTGCGTGCGGGGGGGTGCGGGGGTGCGCGTGTGTGCGTGCGTGCGCCAGCGGGTCCACGCCCACGCGTGTGTGCGCGCGCCCACGATGCGAAGGTGTCCCGTCCGCCACGGGACCAGAATCCAATGATTTCAACTATTTACCAAACAAATCCACGACGCGCTGGTCGCCCAATGCTGCGGTAAGTGCTTGTTTCAATTCGGTTTCTGCCTGTTTTTGGGTCACGGTCGCGCTCGTCTCCACCCGTTCGGCCCCGAATGCATCCACGCCGTCGAGCTTGCCCACAAGCTCCCACGCCCTGACCCGCGCCGCCGGGCTTTCGGCCATCGTTGCTTCGCGCAGCAGCCCTTCCTGCACACGCTGGCGCAGCGAGACCCCCTGCGTGCGGTGCTGGGCCTGCTTGGCCTCGTTCAGGTCCTGCACCCTTTGGGCGACCTTCGGGTTGTCCAGCAGCTTGCACGCCTCGACGTGGACGGTGCTGGGCTTGGTCCCTTCGCTGACGTTGTAGGCTGACCGATACGCCGCGCTGGCGTTCCCTGCTTCGTCACCACCCGTGTATGCACGGGCGAACGCTTCCTGCTTGGCGGTGAGGCCGGTTTGTTTTTTCAGGCTCATGGCGTCAATTCCTTTCTGGTCCCAGTGTACACTCCCCCCTGTGTGAAGCGCCATTATTCCCCCGCCGCTTTGCGGCTCAGACCCCAGTAAAAAAATTTTATACTTTTTTTGCATCGACCCCTTGCAATGTTCTGGTCAATGATTATTTGACCACTTGACCTTCGGGTTGGGCCTTCGGGCCTCAGGGGCCACCCGTGGCCTCTCGCTATTTGACATTGTTCATACCGGCACCGCTTCGGCGGTGACCCCCGCACCCCGCTAGGACGACGGCAGTCGGACCCGGCGCGGCCTAAGGCTATGCACTGGCATGGCCATTCCGCGCCCCCGATACTCCCCGCTCCCGGCTGGCTGCTGGCTCCGGTCGCTATTTCTCATCGTTCATACAATTTTTTCGCAAGTTGGTTTCACCACCGACAGACCCAGTGGAAACGGTACATGCCGCCACCGCCGCGTTAGACCCCAGCATGGATAAATGGAATGGCCATCAAGAGCCGCCATGCCACGGGGCAGTTGAACCACCCTTACGGGTGAGGCAAACAAAAGGGAAATGCCTGCTAAATCGCAGGACCCGCCGCCGGTAACAGGACGCTATGGAGCGCAGACCCCCACAAAAAACTCGAACTGGAGTAGGGCGCGTGGTGACAACGCAGGGCATAACCCCTGCGCTGAAGTGTGTTGTGTTGCACGGCACGGCTAATCCCCGCACACACCAACAGATTGACCCTCTCACGGGTTGGCCCTCCGGGGCCGGGCGGTGCTGACCGCCCTATGCACCAAGCACCCCGCCACCGTGGAACACAATGACACGGCTGGCCGGGCGCATCAGCCCCTGCCACGCACCAGTCACCGGCCAGTGACCTGACGGGATGCGGGGCAGGGTGGAAAACAGTTCAGGCGGCAGGGCTTCGGTCCTGCCCCCGGCTGACGGTCGGAACGCCCGGCGGTCAGCCGGTGGACACTCCACCGCTACGGCAACCAGAAAAGGAACATGCCAATGAACAAGCGTACATATTTCACCCCGGCCCACGTTGAAATGGGCGGCGAGATTTACAAAGCCATCCGCGCAGCCATGCGGATGCGGGAAGACAATTTCGAGACCAACCCGCACCCATTCGCACTGGCCAGCAAGATGGCCGGTGAGCTTGGCAATGCCATGTACGGGCTGAACACTTGGTCAGAAGGGCGGCACGAAGAAGGTGACCGCCTCGCTGAGATGTGCAGGAAGACACACAAGTTTGTGATGGACCTGCTCGACAGCGAAATTCGCGCCATCGTGGACAAGCAGCGAGAGCGTGAGGCCGAAGTCCTCGCCCGTAACGATTACCCAGTCGAAACTGGGCTGAAAATTCGCGACATGATGCATGAAGTAATTGGAGGTAAACACAATGCTTAACACCCTGAAAAACGCCGCTATGGCGGTGACGTTCTTCGCCTTGGCGCAAGAACTTGCGCGTGACCACATGGACTACGGTGGTGGCAACCTGCTTATCATCGGCGGTTCCTTCTTGGTCGCGCTCTTCTCCACCATGTCGGCGCTCGACCATTTCGGGCGCTGGCGTGATAACAGGCTTGGCTATCT